CGCGTGCGAAGACACCGCTGCCGCTCGCTCGGTCCATGGCCTTCTTGCCACCCTGTGCGCCCTTGCTGTGATGGTGGCAGTAAATGACGCTGCACTCGACCTCGGTCGCGATTTTGTCGAACTGGTTGCAGAACAGTGCCATTTCCTGCGCGCTGTTCTCGTCGCCCGTGATGACCTTGTATATGGGGTCGAGAATGATCGCGACGGGCTTCACCTTCACGGCGCGGCGGATGAGTTTCGGCGCGAGGTTCGCTAGGTCGAGGCTCTTGCCTCGGAGGTTCCAGATGTCGATGTTCGACAAGTTCTCCTTGCTCATGCCCATCGCTTCGTACACAACCTTGAAGCGGTTCAGACACGATGCGCGGTCCAGTTCGAAATTTACGTACACGACAGGTCCCTTCGCGCAGTTCGGACGCAGCCAGCGCACGCCGTTCGCGAGTGCGATCGTGAGCTCGATGAGCAGGAACGACTTGCCCGCCTTGGACGGCCCCGAGATGAGCATCTTGTGTCCCTTGCGCAGGATTCCCGTGATGAGCTCCGGCGCAAGCGGCGGCAAGTTGTCCCAATCGAACGCCGCGAGGTTTTCGAAGTCCGGCAGATTGTCGTTCTGCTCGTCATACCATGCTTTCCACGTCACGTAATCTTTCGCGCCGAGGTTCACGCCGACGAGGAATTGCTTCTTTTCCCCGCGCACGAGCCCAGGCATGCGAGACAGGCGCGAAGCGTTGCGGTTCTGCTTGTCGAGGATCAGCTTGTTTTTCTCGCAGATGCTATAGAGCTCATTTACCCGCTTGCGGTACTCCTCCTTGCTCTGCGCATCAATGTGCACGATGGCATGCAAGCTCTTGTTGCCGCTTGCGACGAGCGCCGCGACGGGCAGATTCAACTTATCGATGATCTCGCGCTGCTTCTCGATGGAAAGGCTGTCGCTTTCGATGAGCGTATAGCGGAAACTCGTGACGTTTCGATCATAGAATCCTTCGCCGTCGAGCGGATTGAAACGGATCCAACCACCTGCCTGCTTGTCATAGTCTCCCACGGCCCATGCGATATCGTCTGGCTTGCTCTTGAGCGTCTTGATGAGCTCGCCGCACGTCTGATAGTTCCCTGCGAAGGCCGGCACATATTTCAGCTTGCCGTTTTCCGTCTTCGCCATCGAGCGCGTGCAGTAGCCGACGTACTCATCAGGAGAAAAAAGCGCCTCGAGATACTGGATGAGGTCTTCATTCGGCTTCCATGACGCATCGTCTGGTTCTACCACTTTCATATTCCCTTCGAGCCAATTCACGTCGATGATGCCGCCTTCCTCGGCAGGAATCGCTTCGCCCCAGCCGATGGCCTTGTCCTCCATGACGCGATGAGGCGTGAAGCCGTAGCTTTTCGCGATGTGGAAGATCGTGCCCGCCGTGACGACTTCTCCGTCATCGTCGAAGCCCTGCCATTTCCGCTCGCACTCGCCGTCATGGTAGCGGGCAGGATCGCCAGCGCTCCATTCCGCCCAGACGTGGCACGGCACGCCCTCATGCTTGAGCGCCATGCCGACCTGGCACCATTCCTCGTAATTCAGCGACGCAGGCGGGATGGCCGCAAGGGCTGCTTGTAGTTGTTCGTCCATTGGTTCTCCTTTCACGGTTCATATTTCCACGGGTCAACGCCCGCAGGCACGCGCCAGCCGTTGAAGCTGATGCGCGCGATCATCTTCTTTGCGGCTTCGAAATCCCACGTGCCGACATGCTGGAAGCCCTTGCCCTCCAAGAATCGGATTTGTTTCGGCGTCGCGAGGCCAAGCTCCTGCCGCTTCTTGAGGCGGTCGATGAGCTGCGACGCCTTGCCCGCGCTCTCGATGCCGTCCGCGTAGATTCCGCGGCTTTCGAGGAATTTCTTTTGGCTGTCGGATGCCGGCATGAGCTCCCATCCAAACGACGGCGTATAGTTCGCCAAATCCTCGGCTTGGATGGACATTTCGAATTGCAATGGGTCGACGAGCTTGCGCTTGCGCCGCTTCATCGCGTCGAGCTCTTTCGCGAGGGCTTCCTCGCGCTCTCGCACGACATCCTGTTCGGCCTCATGCTCAGCCTCCTCGATGTCCATCGCGCCGTCAGCGTCCTCGATGCGTTTCGTCATGGCATCCGCGAGCGCCTTGTCTTTCGCCAAGAGGTGCGCCGGACGGCAGAGCTCGTGCTTCTCGCTCATCCACAGGAAATCAAGCAAAAGGAGCTCTTTCTTGCCTGGATACAGGCGAGTTCCGCGTCCGACCATCTGGGAATAAAGCGCGCGGCTTTTCGTTGGACGCAACACCACGATGCAGTCGACTGGTGGGCAATCCCATCCTTCCGTGAGCAGCATGGAGTTGCAGAGCACGTCATATTTCCCGCATTCGAAGTCGTGCAAGACCTCGGCACGGTCGGCGCTCTCGCCGTTGACCTCCGCCGCGCGGAATCCATTCGCACACAAGAGCTCGCAAAATTTCTGCGACGTCTTCACGAGCGGCAGGAAAACGACAGTGCGCCTGCCTTTGCAGTAGTTCTTCATTTCCGCTGCAATCTGCTCGAGATACGGATCGAGCGCCGTGTCGATGTCGCCGAGCTGGAAGTCGCCAGCCGTCACGCGCACGCCGGAGAGGTCGATGTGGAGCGGGATGGTCTGCGCCTTGATGGGGCAAAGGTAGCCGTCCTTGATGGCCTGCGGAAGCGTGTACTCATACGCGAGCGAATCGAACACCGAGCCCAAATCCTTCATGTCAGCGCGGTCAGCCGTGGCCGTCACGCCGAGCACCTTCGCGTCGTAGAAGTGTTCCAAGATATTGAGATACGACCGCGACACCGCATGATGTGCCTCGTCGATGATGATCGTCGTGAAGTAGTCCTCATTGAACAGGTCGAGCCGCCGCTCCCGCATGAGCGTCTGCACGCTGCCGACGACGACGCGCTGGAACGGATGCTCTAGGCATGAATGCTCCGCCTTTTCAAGCGCCGCCTTCAGCCCTGTCATCTTGTAGATCTTGTCGCTTGCCTGTTCCAAAAGCTCGCCGCGATGCGCAAGCACCAGCACGCGCTCGCCGTCATTGACGCAGTCCTTCGCGATCTGCGCGAACGCCAGAGTTTTTCCGCATCCCGTCGGCAAGACGAGCAATGTCTTGTTCCTTCCTTTGTGCCCTTCTTCTTCCACGGCCTGGACAGCCGCTTTCTGATAAGGCCGTAGCTCCATGAAAACCCTCCTCTTTACCGTCCCGCCCGCCACAATCGTAAAAAACTGCTTTACCCCTGCAAAATCACGGCTTGATCCACTTTTTGATCTCGTTATACGTGTTGCCGTTGTATTCGCGCGTCTTGAACTCTGCCATTCCATTGCAACCGATGGCCTTGTCGAAGTCCGGCACGAACGCTTCGCCTTTCTTCAGCAAGCCGATGCACAGGAAGAAATCACGGATGAAGCCGACGGCGGACTGCTTGAAATAAAACGTGTTGCGCGCCGTCGCCTTGCCCTGCGGCGTGTCGACCGCGACCGTCACACGCACCGTATTGCATCCGATCTTTCCCGTGCCTGGATTGCCGTCATAGTGGCCGCGCTCGTAGTTCTGCACTGTGAACTCATAGTTCCCTGGTGTCAGGATGACATACTCGGGCGATTCTTCCCACGGGATGGACGCGCCCCAGTCGAGCGCCTTGTCTTCCGTCGTGTTGTTTGCAGCCTTGTTTGCGAACGGGTTCTTGTACTCTGCCATGTGTCTTTTCTCCTTTTGATCTGATGGATAAGAATGCGATGATTAAAACGGCGCGTCGATTTTCGCCTGCTTTACGACGTCGTTCCAGTTCGGGATCACGACATCTTTGATGAATGCCTCAGGCCATTTCTCGACAGGCATGACGCCGTTTGTCTCGGGGAAAGCTTTCTCATCTTTCGCGAGACAGCCCGCCGCGACCGCCCAGGCCGCGAGCTCCTGTGCTGTGATGCCTGCTTTCTCCGCATTCGTGAGCACCTGCTCAAAAAGCGGCACAGCACGCTTTCTGGCGGCTTTTTTGCCGTCTTGCGATACAGGTTTCGCGTCGGCGGTTGCAACGGCCTCTACGGCCTCGTCAGGCGCTTTCCCGAGAGCGACCTGCTCGATCTTGACCGCGTCTTTCTTCGAGACAGGCTTCGATGCTTCTTGAAGCTCCTGCTGGAAGGTCGACACTTGCGCCTCGCGCTTCTCGAGCTCCTTTTTCGTGCCAGGCGTCGTGCCGGCATGAAAATCGATGATGAGATTCTCGAGCGGCTCGATGGAAAACGGCAGTTCGTCCTCAAGGTCGAGGCGGTTCTTTGCGTCCCAGCATGGATGATGCGTCGTGTACATGACGCGCCGTCCGCCCTGTGCCTTCTTCTTGCCGTTGACCTCGGTCACGATTTCCTTGTAGTTCGCGAAGAGCAGCAGGTCGCACCACTCTTTCACAAGCGCCGAACATTTCGAGCCCGCTTTGTTGCCGAGCTTCAGCTCATAGCGGTCGTACGCGCCCATCTCGTCCGGCCGTTCGAATTTGCGGATGACGGAATGCGCCG